TGGTTTAATTACTCGCAAGGATATATTTCCTAAGTCCTGGCACATTATTTGGCCCGAACTACAATGAATAAAGAAGAAATGTTACTTAAAATGCTTGCAAGAGCAGACGAAGAAATTAAACAATTACAATACAAAACTGATTTTTTAACAAAAGAATTATCACAACTTAGAGAACGATTAAACTATATGGATCATCAAGTCTATGGGGGATCAACAAAATGAAAATTGACGTAAAAATCATTAAGGAAAACGAAGATGGATCAGCCAACGCTCAAGTTGACTTTGACAAAGAAGGGCTTGAAACCCTTGTCCAATGGGGTCTTGTGGGTATCCTTACCAAAGCAATTGATGAATATAAAATTAAACCCGAAGAAACTGAGACTGTTGTTCAGCCAAAAAGAACTAAAAAACAGAAATAAGTAGTAAAATCTATGGACAGGCTAGGGAAAAGCTCATTACTTGACCCAAAAAGGAACTTAGTCACTTCTCTGCCAAGTCCACCCTATTTTGACTACCTTTGACAAGGAATTGTATGCAAAAAGCAGATATATGGATGCCCCTTTATATTGGGGACTATCTAGCAGATACAGCTAGACTTACCACCGAACAGCACGGAGCATATTTATTGCTTCTTATGGATTATTGGCGATCTGGTCGATTACCAGACAATGATCAAGTTTTAGCTCAGATTTCTAAATTATCGCCTGATGCTTGGGGCAATGCTAAAGCAATGCTTAAGCAATTTTTTAGTATTTCAGATGGTTATTGGATTCATACAAGAGTTGAAAAAGAATTGGCTCTTGCAATGCAAAATAAAGCCAAAATGCACGAAAGAGCATCAAAAGCTGCACAGGCTAGATGGGATAAACAAGAAAATAATGCTACAAGCAATGCACAAGCAATGCTTAAGGAATGCCCATCACCTTCACCATCACCTTTACCTTTAACAACAACTAATAAAAACATAGCACCACCTAAAGGTGTCGATGTGTCTTTATTTAAAGATTATTTAGAAGTTCGTAAAGCAAAAAAAGCAAAATGGACAGAAACTGCTCACAAGGGTTTACAAAGAGAAGCTGACAAAGCTAAGATGTCACTCTCAGATGTAATGCAGATGTGTTGTGAGCGTGGTTGGGCAGGGTTTAAAGCCGAATGGGTAAAAGAAGAAGTTGCTAGACAAAAACAACTTCCGTTAGTAACAAATGAGCAAATTGAAGAAGCATATAAAATTGAGTGCGGTAAAGACCCAAAATTAGCTCGTTTTGGAAGCTACTACGAAATGAAGGATTATGTCATCAAACAAAGGGAATTGCGATCTAGAACACAAGCATAAATGCGCTGTAAGGTATTTGTTGCACTTACGCCACACAAAAGGATTAAGTTGGTTTAGGAGCTACATTACAGACAAAAACTTTAGTAAAGTAATGTTTGATGACTTTTATACGCAATACAAACATGGAAACAAGGGGGAATACAAATGCTGGAAAAATACATTGTCGGGGCAACAGGGATTGGGTATTTAATCACCGGAGTTCTACAGTTTCAAAAAGGGGCTACAGCTAATTCTATTATTTGGATTGGCTATGCAATAGGTCAAACTGGTCTTTGGTTGAATCTCAAATGAAAGAATTTAACCCATACAACGCTTATGATATTTACGAAAAATTTAAATTGGATTATTCAAAAGCTAAAGGTTATTTAGCTGGGCTTGGCGAAAAAAAGAAAATGATTGTTGCCATTATGATGAAAAAATCTAATGAATCTTCTTTAGGAGCACAAGAACGTGAGGCTTATGCTTCAGCAGAATTTGAAAAATATTGCAATGATATTGATGCAGCAACAGCAAAAGAAGCATTGTTAAAATTAGAACTTACCCAAGCTCAAATGGAATTTGAAGCATGGCGATCTGAACAAGCCACAAACCGAAACATAGAAAGAATTACTCGGTGAGGAAAAAAGGATCAAAAAATCTTAATCCAGTTGTTTTTAATAATGTGGATATGAACATGGCTATGATTGCTAAAGAATTAAATATTACTCAAACACAAGCAGAAACAGCATTAAAAAGCGCAATTCGAAAATTTAGACTGCATTTTAAAAAACAAAATATTCAAAAAGAAAACTATTTATGATTCATTATCACGGACTTCCTATAACCCCAGCTACAGTTGCTAATTGCGCTGTGCAAGCTGGTCATGCGTTTGTATCTTATGCACATCCTGATCAAATTGGAACTGCGTTAGAAGTATGTCAATCATTTGCTATAGACAATGGTGCTTTTAGCGCATGGAAAAGTGGCAAACCCGTTATCAATTGGGATGCTTATTACGATTGGGCGTTAAACCTTAAAAAAGTGCCATCTTGTGATTTTGCTTGTATTCCTGATGTAATTGATGGCACGGAAGCTGACAATGATGCGTTATTAGAAGATTGCCCATTGCCTAAATGGTTTGGCGCACCTGTTTGGCATATGCACGAATCATTAGAAAGACTTGAGCAACTTGCAAATTACTATGTGCGTGTTTGCATTGGCAGTTCAGGAGAATACGCTACAATAGGAACAACAGCTTGGTGGTCAAAGATGGGCCAAGCAATGCGTGTTATTTGTGATGATATGGGAAGACCTATATGTAAACTTCATGGTTTGCGTATGTTAGACCCAGCAATATTTACTAAATTCCCATTTTCTTCTGCCGATAGCACAAACATAGCTAGAAATGTAGGAATTGACAATAAATGGAAAAATGGTAATTATCCACCACCAACAAAAGAAGCTAGAGCGCAAATTATGAGGTCAAGAATTGAAGCCCATAATGCACCAATTACATGGAATTTTATGCAAGTAGAACAGGATGGTTTATTTTGAAACTTACTCAAACTTTTTATTTTGAAGCAGCTCATACATTAAAAGGTAGATACATTGATGTACATTCCAAAATTCAATCAGAAAACATACATGGGCATACTTATCATGCCAGCATATCGGTAAAAGGTGAACCTGACAAAAACGGCATGGTTAAAGATTTTGGACATTTTAAATGGGCTATTGATGCTATAAAATTGCAACTAGACCATAAGTTTTTAGACAATGTTGAAGGTTTAGGAATACCGACTATGGAAAACCTATGTTTATATATTGCTAATTATCTTAAAAGCGTAGAAGGATTATGCGAAGTTACAGTTGAACGCAAGGCTTCTGGCGATAAATGCACTTACACAATTGAAAGATAAAAATGACAGATTACGCAGACTCATTACTTAAATTAAACAGGCTTACCAAATCTTTTCTTAATGCAGTATTAAAAAATCGCAAAACAGAAGCGTATTTAATTGCTTGTTCTATTACTGAAACAGCACAAGAGCTAGAAGATTGGGCTAGTCACAATAGTGTCCACTAGAAATGAAAAAATCGCTCTTGATAAAATTGCCCGACTCGGATGTATTCTGTGTCGTTCCGCCTTTGGGGTGCAAGACAGTCCAGCCGAGCTTCATCACTACAGGCGGTTTGGTCAGCCGAGGTCTGCATCCGATATCCTTCCGTTATGCCCAGAACACCATCGTGGAAATACCGGTGTTCACGGATTGGGTAGGAAAGGTTTTGAAGCTAAATGGGGTGTTACCCAGGATACGTTATTGGAGAAAGTCCACGAATTGCTAAATGACTGATGAAGAAATTGAAAACGCTTGGTATTCTTTAGGATTACGAGGAGTAGCAAGTGCTAATGAATGGAATACACGTTATAGATTTGCTAGAGAAATAGAAAAATTAGTTAAAGCTCAAGAGGATCAAACCCCAATTCTTTCCCAATTTGGTGCGCCCTGCGCCTAAATGTAGCATCATGCTTTAACCAAGCATCCGTTATAGTGCCAGATCGACTCATGTGGATCATTTCATGCGCTACAGTTTTAATGACTGTTTCCATAAACCCACATCTAGCCGCAGAAATGGTAATCGTATGCTCATGCTTTTCCCCTTCATCGTACATATAAGTACCCATTGTTTCAGGATCATAGTCAACTATGAATTTAACTTCTTCTGGCAATGGAAGTTTCCATTTTGAAAATGGTTCGCAACAATACAAAGTTGCATATATGTTATTAAGGATAGTTGAAGTAAGTTTCATGCCATCATGCGAGATGTTTAAGTTTTGCGTGAGGAATTACAGTACGAGTGTCAGTTGAGTATGCGCCACAAGCCTTGCATTGATAACGCTGATAAGCACCAGTAGTTGTATATCTAAACCCTTTGCTGATTAATGATGATTTAGCGCAAGTAGGACAAACAAACCCATCCCTATCTTTCATTAATGCCATATTTACTGGATTTTTAATCCAAGGTAAAAGCCTGTTATACAACTTTTCGAGCAATAAAACGTCTTGAATGTTGTATTCTTTCATGGTTGCCCATGCTTTTTTATCATTTGCCATACATTTAATCCATAGCGTATGACCTTCATGCTCTTTCTTTTTTCCCAATCCTAAACGCTGCGCCACATAATCGAGCTTGTTGCTTGGAAATCTAAACTGACTTTTGACCACTCTTAACAAATCTATTTGTTTCATAGGTGGTGGTGGCGGCATTTTATGAAGCAAAAATTCTTTGTTTAACGTGGGCATATCGAACTTTGTGCCGTTGTAATGGCAGACTGCATCCGCATCATCTAAAAGGCTGTGTATGCCCTCTAGCATCGCTTTAGACGTACTTCCGTACACAGAGTCAAAATACACAGTTTCTTCACCTAACCATTTAGCTGAATAACACATAGTGTATGATGATTCAAGAAGTTGGGAAAGACCTACGTTTTGCTGCCATATTCCCCAAACGTGTGCCACATTAGGTGATGTTTCTATATCAAGCAACAGAATCTTCAAAATCTTCCCCTTTTGGTATAAAGTAATGAAACACTAACACATAATTATATATAATCAATGACTTATGCTAAAAGAGTTGACTCAAATCATTCACTTGTCGTTAAAACGCTACGAGAGCTTGGTTGTTCTGTATTTGATACGTCTAGGGTTGCTGGCGGTTTTCCCGATCTCGTGGTTGGAAAAAATCAAAAAACGGCTCTTGTCGAAGTAAAACGAAATGAAAAAGCTAAGTTCACTCCATATCAAAATACCTTTATGCAAAACTGGAAAGGTTCAACTGTAGTTAGAATTCACGACATTGAAGGTGCAATAAATCTCGTAAAAATACTTGAAAAGTAGTAAAATAGTATTATTATTCGTAGTGTATTAACCCCATCTAAAGGAAAAATCATGGGAATCATGGATTACAAAGCAGCTAAAGGTGCTTCTGGCGAAAAAGAGCCAAAAGGCGCAACTTCTTCTGATCGTTCAGGCGAGCGTAAAGCTAAGTCTATGCGTGGTGGTGTAGCGATGGGCAAAGAAGATGCTATCGGCTCTGACAAAGAGTTCAATACAGGTCGTACTGAAGGCATCTGCTACGAGCATAAAAAAGACGGCTACCGCTAAAAAGCTAAACCCCATAGTCCTCGGTAAAGGGCTACAGGGTTTATAACCAACACAATAGGGTAATATTGATATGGCTGAAGTAAATTTTACAACATTTAAACCTTTGGGGGACAAGATTATAGTCCGCCCAGATGTTCGTGTTTTAAGCGATGTGATCTTTGTAGATAACAAAGAAGCTCAGAACATGGGAACAGTAGTGGCAGTAGGCCCTGGTAAGAAGCTAACTGCCGAGCGTAGAGAAGCAATGCCAATAGAAGTAGGCGCACGAATCCGCTTTGGAACTATGAATGATGATCCTAAAGAGGAATATCTTAAATTCACGCCAATCGTTCACGAAGGTGAAAAGTGCGTGTTAATGTCTTGGCAAGATGTTTGCTGGGTAGAATAGGGGAAAAAATGTACAGTACATTACACAAAATTTGGGATAGATTACAAGCCATTTGGAAATGGATGCAAGACCAAGTAGAGCCTGAACCAATAAAGCCATCTAATGCGTGGCATTTCCCTATTAATGACGAAGTTAAACGTAAACCAAGCCTTAAAAAGGCTACAACTAGGAGCAAAACGATGCCTCTCAAAAAATCAGCCAGCAAAAAAGCATTTGTATCAAATTTGAAAGAAGAATTGAAAGAAGGAAAACCAAAAGCTCAGGCTCTTGCAATTGCCTATAGCGAGAAACGTGCAGCAACTAAGAAAACTAAAGCTAAGAGAGTATAAGAATGATCACTTTTACAGTACAACAAGTAAATGAGTTGCTACAAGCATTAGGGCAATTACCTTATGTGTATAGCAAGAACCTCATAGATGGTATCAATGCTATTGCTCAAGCTCAAATGGATGTTGCAAAAAAACAACAGTCTGATGAGATTAAAGAACCTGATATTTCACAATCATAAGTGTTGTAAAAAAACAACATAATCAAGAACATGGAAGAAAAGTCGAATAATTCAAGAGGTGGACAGCCTGGTAACAAGAATGGCACAAAGAATAAGCCATTTTTAGATGCTCTACGCAAGTCTATTGCTCAGAACCCACAGAAGCTACGCAATGCTGCTGACAAAGTATTAGAGAAAGCAGAAGAAGGTGAGCCGTGGGCNGTTAACTTCTTAGCTGACAGAACAGATGGTAAAGCAGTACAAGCGACAACTTTTGAAGATGGCGAAGGAAACAATGTAACAACTTCATTAGAAGTGCGTTTTCATGTTCCATCTATCATTTCACCACCTGTAGATGAGTGAAATCACATCAGAGATTAGGGAAGCTGTTAGTCAGGTTGATTTTCCAATCAAGCTGCAAATGCTATTTGATCCATGCCGATATAAGGTGCTTTATGGTGGTCGTGGTGGTGCTAAATCTTGGGGGGTCGCTCGTGCATTACTCGTTATTGGCGTAAAGAAGCCTACAAGGGTGCTATGCGCTCGTGAGTTCCAAAATTCAATAGGTCAATCAGTTCATAAACTGCTATCAGACCAAATCATTGCTTTAAAACTAGAATCGTTCTATGAAATTACACAAAACTCCATTCGAGGCAAGAATGGTACTGAATTTGCGTTTGTTGGCCTTAAAAACAACGTCACAAACATCAAGTCTTTTGAGGGTGTTGACCTCTGTTGGGTGGAAGAAGCACAATCGGTATCAAAAACTTCGTGGAATATTCTTATCCCTACCATCCGTAAAGAACAATCAGAAATCTGGGTTACGTTCAATCCGGAGCTTGAAAGCGATGAAACCTATCAAAGGTTCGTGGTATCACCGCCAGAGAACTGCAAAGTTGCTAAGATTAATTGGTCAGACAATCCCTGGTTCCCAGATACTCTCAAATTAGAGAAAGATGCCTTATTTAGTAGGGATAGAGAAGCGTACAACACAGTCTGGGAAGGATTATGCCGTCAGACAGTAGATGGTGCTATCTTTGCTAAAGAATTGACTATGGCAGAGCTAGATGGCAGAATATGCAATTTACCCTACGATCCAATCAAGCCCTGTCACGTTGTTTTTGATTTGGGCTGGGCAGACTCTACTGCTTATTGGGTTGTTCAATTTATTGCCCAAGAAGTCAGATTGATACGCTATCACGAGGACAATCAACAGACAATTGCTCATTATCTTGCTAAAATACAGTCTTATGGATACATTATCGACACTATTTGGTTACCACATGATGCTGGCAACAAAACTTTGGCCTCACACGGCAAAAGTATCGAGGAAGTGGTCAGAGCTGCAAACTTCAATACAAGAGTTATCGAAAGAACTCCTATCGTAGATTCAATCAATGCTGCACGAATGATGTTCAATAAGTGCTGGTTTGACCGCACAAACACCCATGAAGGCTTACAATGCCTCAGACATTATAGGTATGACGTTGATCCAGATACCAAGCAATTTAGTCAAAAACCCTTGCATGACAACTACAGCCACGGAGCAGATGCTTTCCGTTACATCGGACTTATGGTTAACGAGCCTAGAAAAGCACCCAAACAAAAATCAACTTATAACCTACCAAGTTCATGGATGGGCTAAAATGTGTAGTAAAAATGATACAGTTGGCTTAAAATCAGCCAAATACTAAGGAATACCTATGGCATACGATAGCGTTGCAGACTCACAATCAGACGGCAGAATTGAAGAAGCCAAGCAGTTTTTAAGGCTTTGTAACGATTCTGATAGCAACAATCGTGCTGAAGCGTTAGATGATGTGAGATTTGCAGCAGGCGATCAATGGCCTGTAGATGTACAAAATAGCCGAGTATTAGAAGCTAGACCTTGTTTGACGATTAATAAGGTAGATGCTTATATCCGTCAAATTTGTAATCAGCAACGTCAACAACGCCCACGCATCAAAGTGCATGGCATGAACAATGACTCAGATGCCAAAGTAGCCGAGATTATTACAGGCATTACTCGTCATATTGAGAATCAAAGCGATGCAGATCAAGCCTATGATCATGCGTTTGAATATTGCGTAAAGATGGGTTGGGGCTATTGGCGTGTAACTACAGACTATGTAAGGGATGACAGCTTTGATCAAGAAATCTACATTAAGCGTATTGAAAATCCTTTTAGCGTTTATTTTGACCCTAATAGCGTTGAACCTGATGGCTCAGATGCTGAAAAGTGCCTTGTTACAACAGTTGTCAGTAAAGCCGTGTTCAAGAAAATGTATCCAAATGCAGAGGACACTCAAGGATTTTCCAGTAGAGGAACGGGCGATACGGAGTCGGAATGGGTCACAAAGGAAGATATACGCATAGCTGAGTATTTCTATACTGAGCGTGAGAAAGCAATGATTATTCAGCTTTCAGACGGCACAACAGGCTATAGCGATGAAATGCCAAGCAAAGAAGCATTGGCTGCTGCTGGTATTACTGTGATTGATAAGCGTGATACCTGGCGCAAAAAGATTAAATGGTGCAAGCTAACNGCTATGCAAATCCTTGAAGAAGGCGAATGGGCTGGNAAGTTTATNCCTATCGTGCCNGTATATGGTCAAGAAGTAAGAGTTGACGATAAGCATAAGAAGTTTGGTCTAGTGCGTATGGCTAAAGACCCACAACGTATGTATAACTACTGGTCAACAGCATTGACTGAAACTGTAGCATTAGCTCCTAAAGCTAAATGGTTGCTTGCTGAAGGTCAAGACGAAGGTCATGAGAACGAATGGGCAATGGCTAACATTAAAGCTATGCCTGTATTACGTTATAAGCAGACAGATATTGAAGGTCGGACTGCTCCAGCACCTACAAGATTACAGCCAGAACCACCACCAGCAGGCGTAATGACTGCATTGCAAGGCATGAATCAAGACTTACAAGCAGTTGTAGGTATCTTTGATCCTGGTCAATTGCCACAAGGTATGCAATCTGGCAAGTCATTGCAAGGTCAGCAATCTCAAGCTGATATGACTAACTTTCACTACTATGACAATTTGACTCGCTCAATCCGTCATACAGGTCGTATCATTCTTGATCTAATTCCTAAAATCTACGATAGACAGCGTGTAATGCGTATTATTGGCGATGATGGTAAGCCTGAGATGGTTACTATCAATGAGCAAGGTCAAGACGAGCAAGGCGTGTCTAAAGTCTTAAATGACGTAACTGTAGGCGAATATGACGTAGTAATGGAAACAGGCCCTGGTTACAACTCTAAACGTCAAGAAGCAGTCGATTCTATGATGAGTTTATTAGGTGCTGATCCTACATTGATGCAAACTGCTGGTGATCTAATATTCCGTAATATGGACTTCCCAGGCGCAGAAGTCATTGCAGATAGACTTGCAGCAGCCAATCCTATGGCGCAAATTGACGATAAGTCACCTATTCCACCACAAGTACAGATGCAGTTGGCTCAAAGCAAACAGATGATCCAGCAACTTCAACAGCAGATTCAAGCTGAAGAAATGGATAAGAAATATCGTGCTACTGTCCAACAACAAGTACAAGAAGCTGAAACACAGCGTGAGAAGATGCGTTTAGATGTTAAGCGTGAAGATACTCAGATGCGTACTGATACACAAGCGCATGACACAGTTATCAAGACTCAGACTCAATTAGAAGTAGAGCAGTTAAAAGCGCAAGTAGCTATATTGCTTGCAAATATGGATCATAAACAAGCTGAACTAGCTAACGCAGAAACTACAGAAAGAGCTATTTAAAATGACAAGAGAAACAGTCACTTCAGAAAATCGTGAAGATTTCATTGCCAAAAAAATGGGTAACAAACCTGAAACAAAAGGATTGGCAAACAAAACAAGACCTAAAGAACCTAAAAGAGAATGGTACGAAGCTAATCCTCACCATAAAACTATTGAAGCTCATGGTCATTCTTCAGAAGCATATAAAGCTACTCAAACGGCAATGGAAAAAGAAAACCATAAAAACCACCTTCATGCAGCCAATATGCACAACAGAGCGCATACCTCTTGGAGTATGGCTGGAAATGAATATAAAAATTTAGCTAAAGAACATTTGGGTCATTTTGAAATGCACAAAGGGCAACTAAAAAATTACGAACCAGAATAATGTTGTAAAAACACAACATTTATGTTATAAAAGCATTTACCTACCAATGGGTTCATTGGGTTAATTCTTGGAGTTATCCATGTCAGAAGCAAATGTAAGAACGGCAGATAATGTCGTAACAAGCGATAATTTAGCGGAATGGACTGCTAATAAACTTGGTTTAGCTAGTGAGGAAGCCCCTGTTGCGGCTGAAGCAGTTGAGGAAACTCCTGATTCAGAGCCAGCAGTTGAGGCACAAGCTGAGAGTGAACCAGAGGCAGAAGATGAAGCGCAAGTAACAGACAAGCCTAAACAAAATCCCAAACTTGAAAAACGATTTTCAGAACTTACAAAACGAGCCAAACAAGCAGAGGCAGATAAAGCAAGTTTAGAAGCACGTTTACAAGAACTTGAGAGCAGACAAGCCCCTGCATCTCCAAAAGTTGATCCTGTCATCGAAAAACCACAAGCATCGCAGTTTAATGATGCTTTTGAATACGCTGAAGCATTAGCCGAATGGAGCGCAGAAAAGGCATTAGAACAGCGTGATATACAAGAACAGCAACGCAAGGTAGATGAACAGAGAAACGAAGTAATCAAGTCGTGGTCTGCAAAACTCGAATCTGCTAAAGCTGATATTCCTGACTTTGACGATATGGTAGCTTCTAGCAACGTGCAAGTACGAGATGAAGTACGAGATGCAATTCTAGAATCAGATGTAGGCCCACAAATCCTATATCACCTAGCATCAGATGATGATTACGCTAGTAAATTGGCAGCAATGCCGACTAATAAAGCACTCAAGGAATTAGGGAAATTGGAAGTTCAATTCGAGCGTAAAGAAGCTCCTGTTGAGAAAAGCGAAACTGTTGCTCGTAGTAAAGCACCAGCACCGATTAAGCCTTTAACTGCCGGAAAAGGAACTTCAGACGTTCTTATTGATGGCAATGGAGCATTTCATGGGACTTATGCCCAATGGAAAGCTGCAAGACAGGCTAAACGGATACGCTGATATACCCAATATTTAATAAAGGAAATAAATCATGGCAAATAATTTGCTAACCATTTCCAAGATCACTAACGAAGCGTTGATGGTCTTAGAAAACGAATTAACATTTACATCTGAAGTAGATCGTAACTATGACGATCAATTCGCTGTGGTATAAAGCCTGCCTCAGTTTTTACTGTGGATCTTATATTTGAGGTGGTAAGATCGGTAACACAGTAAACGTCCGTAAAAAGAGTTAGGTGTGCGGACGAAAAAGTTTCTCTGATTGACTTGGAGTCCCAGAAGTGGGTAACAAGGGGCAAGCGAAAGCAGCCTGAACGACTAAGTGAGAAGCCCCGAAAGGGATGCGATAGTCTGAACTAGGATATAACTAAAGAAGTCCTAGAGTGCGATTCGAAGAAGTTGCACCGCCATGAAAATGGTCAGTAAGTCGAAAGACTGAAAGTAACAGAATGAAACCTGGACGCTTTATTGGAACTACAGGGCCAGCCCTGAACGTAGAAGATTTCAATGAAACTTCTGTGCCTGTAACTTTGTCAACACAGTTCCACGTTGACACACAGTTCACAACACAAGATTTGGCATTGTCTTTAGATATGTTCTCTGATCGTGTATTGAAGCCAGCCGTTAACAGTAGCGGCCTAGTTCACTAAGAGCTAGGAAAACTGTCCCTGATTGACTTGGAACTCCTGTAGAGGACAACAAGGGGCAAGCAAGAGGAAACTCTGTGCAGCCTGAACGACTAAGTGGGATGGCCCTGAAATGGGATGCGATAGTCTGAACTAGAACGCAACTAGATGTAAACAAAGTTCTAGAGGGTGATTCGAAGAAGTTGCCCCGCCAGAAATGGTCAGTAGGCGAAAGCCGAAGTAACAGAATGTGCTGCAATTGCGAACAAAATCGACCGTGACGGTACGTTACAGGCCGCTAACAACACCGCCAATATTGTCGGTACTGCTGGCACTCCACCAACAGGTTTGATCACCTATTTGACTGCTGCTGCTTACCTTGACTCTGAAGGCGCACCACGTGATGGTCGTAGATCATGTATCGTTGAGCCGTTTACTTCCGCTACTATCGTTGACAGCTTGAAAGGCTTATTTGTGCCACAAGAAGCTATTGGCGAACAGTATCGTAAAGGCTTGATGGGTCGTGACTCTGCTGGTATGAACTGGAAGATGGATCAGAACGTTGTAGCACATACATTCGGTTCTTTTGCTGGTACAGCTACTGTAGCAACTACAACTGCTACTGGTTTCTTGACAAGTGGTTGGGCATCAAGCTCAAACATCACTTTGACATTGACCAATGGTGTTTCATTAAACCAAGGCGATACATTCACAATCGCTGGCGTTTATGCAGTTAACCCACAAAATCGTCAGGCTTATGGTTCAAACAAGCTACGCAACTTTGTTGTTAATACTGCTGTTAGTGGTTCAGGTAGCACGATTACTGTTAACGTAAGCCCTGCGGTTATTACTGCTGGTCAGTTCCAGAACGTATCTATCCCTTCTACTTCAGCAACTGCTGCTGTTAGCTTCTTTAATAGCTCTGGTACTGTTTCCCCACAAAACATCATCATGCACCGCAATGCGTTTACTCTAGCAGTAGCCGACCTTGAGTTGCCAGAGGGTGTTCACTTTGCTGGTCGTGCAAGCGACAAGGAAATCGGTCTGTCAATGCGTGTAGTTCGTCAATACACCATTAACAACGACTCTATTCCTACTCGTTTAGACGTTCTGTATGGTTGGGCTAACTTGTATCCTGAACTCGCTTGCCGTGTTGCAGCTTAATTCACGAATAACGAAAGGAAACTAAAATGTCTAATCCAGGACCAGCAGTAACTACCTCGATTCACCCACAAGTTTTAGGCTCTAACCAAGCATTGCGTTTGATCGCAACTGCTCAAGGTGTTAGCTTGGCAACTTTAGGTGATACCGCAGTTAACGTAATTGATGTAACTAGCTATGTTCCAGTATCCGTTATTACGGCTAACTGTAACAACGCTGGCGCAGCAGTATCTACAGCAAGCACTTATTTAGGTGTTTACACAGGCTTATCTGCTGGTGGTACGGCTGTTTACACTAAAGCGGCTTTAGCAACTAACACAACTACCGCTAACGCATCAGTTGTAGCTGCAACTTTAGTAGCAAGTGCAACATCTGCTCAAACTTTGTATGTAAACGTATCTTCTGCTGCTGTAACAGGCACAATTGACGTATATGTATATGGTTACGATTTGTCAGCACAGTAATCTGTTGTAAAATAGAAGCCCACCCCTTAAAAAAGGGTGGGTTTTTAACATTCTGAGGGGAGTTTATGAAAAATGTAATGATTGCAATGCCTTGCTATTCAGCAAAGGTACATTTTCCGACTATGAGAGCTATTTTGTTAGATGCTATCAATATTATTGGTCGTGGCGATAAATTTAGTATTGCAGAAGATATTGGTAATAGCGATATAGCAGGCTCAAGAGGCGCATTATTTGGTGCTTTTGTACGTTCTAAAGCAGATACGCTAGTGTTTATTGATGATGACGTATTTTGGGAGCCAGGAGCGTTAATTCAGTTAATTGATTACCCTGTAGATGTAGTAGGTGGTATTTACCCTAAAAAACAAGACCCATTTGAATGGCCTTTTAAAATTGGCATAAAAGAAGAATATCGTAATGACCCAGAAACAGGGTTAATGGAAGTATTAGGCTTGCCAGGTGGCTTTATGAAGATTAGCCGTAATTGTGCCGAAAAGATGATTGAAGCATATCCTCGTCAGACTTTAAGAAGCACAAGTGAAAACAGTCAGTTTTGGCCTTTATTTGATCCTTATGAAACGCCTGACGGCAATCGTTTAAGTGAAGATTTTAGTTTTTGCCAAAGATGGGTAGATATAGGTGGCAAAGTATGGGCAAATCTTGAATTTGAGCTAGGTCACATTGGCTACAAAACTTTTAAAGGAAGTTGTGGAAAACACTTGAGAGATCAACAAAACAATGTAAAATAGTTGTAGATTTACCACACTACCCCTTTGCAAAGGAAAAATTATGTCTAGTACCACAGTTACTCGTGGCAATTCCCACGAAACTTTTTATATTACCCCATCATTAACTCCAGCCCAAGTTGCTTTAAATACAACTGCTGCACAGACTTTTAGCGTTCCTGGCTTACAAACTACTGATTTTGTAAATGTTATTGGTTATCAAGGCACACAAACTGCTGGTATTGTTGTTGCTGAAGCTGATTGCTTAACTGCAAACGTATTGTCAGTTCAATTTGGAAACTGTGCTACCGCTAGTGCTACTCCAGCTTCTGGCTTGTATGCTATTCAAATTACTCGCTTAGAAGGCCCAGCACCATCTACTGCTGTTTAAGGATAAATCATGGCTAACGTATCAGCTTACCGCTTTGTTGGCCCGACAACGGCCATATCAGTAACTACATCTAGTTCAACTTCTGTAACTATTACCCCTAATGGTAATGATCAAGCGAACTTTTGTGGCTTTTTAAACGTAGGTACAACACCTATCGCTATTACTATTGCTCCAGCCGTTGCAGGAACAACGACAACTGCACCAGCAGCCGTTCTCCCAACAGGTGGAAATAGCTCACAGAGCTTTGTTTTAGGCATTTCAATGTCACAGCCTACTGTGATTGCTGTACCGCCTAGCTTTGCTATTACAGCTATTGGAACAGCTAATACGCTATATGTATTGCCTATGGTCGATCAAAACTAAGGAATAATTATGGCAAACCCAGGCGTAGCAAGTAGTTCAGTTATCAATCTATTGCCAGTTCAGGCTGAATACGATGCTAATAACAATTGTTTAGGTCTATATGGTCAAGGTGGTAATGCTTTATATGCCCCATACAATGCTAGTTCATTGTCTATTGGCAATAATTTAGTTGCTTCTACCACGCTTCCTACAGTTTCTAGCGGTTTTGGCACAGGCCCTACTGTTCTTGCTAATAACACTTTTTGTTTTAAAGTAACAGTTGGCACAGGTGGCGCAGCTAACGGAACAATTAGCCTTCCTACAGCCCCTAATGGATGGCTTTCTTTTGCTGCCGATGTAACAAGTGGTAGTTCATTGTTTTTACAGCTAACAGGTAGCACAGCAACATCAGTTACATTTACTAGCTATTCTGTTACAACAGGTGCTGCTGCAAATATGTCTGCTGGAGATGTGGTTTTAATTAACTGTATTGCCTATTAAGGGTAATTTATGGCAAACATAAATGATTCTGTAACTCAGAATCTACTGCCTGTCCAAGCGTATTTTAACTTGGATGGGTCTTTTAATACGTTTATAGGGCAGAATATGCCCTTTTACGCTACTACTAACCCTGTTCAGTCAGGGTTAACCATTACAAATAGTACGATTGATAGCACGACTATTGGTGCTACTACCCCATCTACTGGGGTTTTTACTAATATCACAACAACTACAGGTCAAATAACAACTCAACCTAGCGGTGCTACTGACATTGTTAACTTGCTTGCTTTGCAATCGTATGCTGCTGGAATAAGCTGGAAACAACCTGTAGCTTGTGCAACAACAGCCAATATTACGCTTTCAGGTCTGCAAACAATTGACACTTACACGACTTTATCAGGCGATAGAGTCATTGTTAAAAATCAGAGTACAAGTGCTAACAATGGCATTTATATTGCCTCTAGCGGTGCTTGGACTCGTTCTACAGATGCAGATACATGGAATGAGTTAGTTTCAGCTATTGCATTTATTGAATATGGTTCACAAGCTGGTGGCGCATGGTTCTGTACAGTAACTCCTGGCGGTACATTAGGCGTAACTCCTGTAACTTGGGCGCAATTTACGACTTCAGCTACTTATAGCGCAGGCACAGGATTAAGTCTTACAGGCTATACATTTAGCATTACAAACACAGGCACAGCAGGCACTTATGGTTCTGCAAGCGCAGTTCCTGTTTTTGTTACAAACGCTCAAGGTCAAGTCACTAGCGTAACGAATACAAGTATCGCAATTGCTAATACTCAGGTTTCTGGGCTTGGCACAATGTCAACGCAAAATGCCAATAACGTAGCAATTACAGGTGGATCAATCAATGGCACAACTATTGGGGCTTCTACTGCTTCAACTGTTACTGGTACTACCATTACTGCTAATAGTAGTTTTAGCGGTCCTGGAACTGGGCTAACAGGCACAGCAACTTCATTATCTATTGGTGGCTCTGCTGGATCAGCTACCACAGCCGGAAGTGTAACTAATAGCGTTACATTTAATAATGGTGGTACAGGCGCAGCATCAGGCACAACTTTTAATGGCTCTGTTGCTCAGACTATTTCTTACAATACTATTGGCGCACCTAGCACTACAGGTACAGGCGCAAGTGGCACATGGGGAATAAATGTTACAGGCAACGCTGCTACAGTAACGAATGGTGTATATACAACTAGTAGCTACTCAAATCCTACTTGGATTACATCAATTCTAGGCTCTATTGTTAGTGGTGCAGTAGCATCAGCTACAACCTCTACTAATCTATCAGGCGGTTTAGCTGGTTCTTTGCCATATCAATCAGGCGCAGGCGCAACAACGTTTTTAGGTATTGGTTCTGCAAACTATGTATTAACGTCAACTGGCTCTGCACCACAATACGTTGCTCAAAGCACATTGTCAGTAGGATCAGCTTCTACAGCAACAACAGCAACTAATCTTGCTGGTGGTATTGCTAGTCAAATACCTTATCAAACTGGAGCTGGAACAACTGCTTTTGTAGCCAATGGAACAACAGGTCAGTTTTTAACATCTAATGGTACTTCTGCTCCATCATGGACAACAGTAACAACTGCCGTAACGATTAGTGACCAAACATCATCTGCAAGCGTGTTTTATCCTGTATTTGTAAATGCTACTTCAGGCACTACAAACACAATAGACACTAGCTCTACAAAACTTCAATATGTTCCTTCTACTGGTTCTTTTAGTGCCACGACTTTTGTAGGAGCATTAACAGGTAATGCCACAACTGCAACTTCTGCTACTTCAGCAACTACAGCAACAAATATAGCTGGCGGTGCTAATGGTTCTGTTCCTTATCAAACAGGAAGCGGTGCAACAACATTTTTAGCGGCTGGTACTAACGGCTATATTATGACTTTAGCTAGTGGTGTTCCTACTTGGGCTGCCGCACCAGCAACAGGCGTAACAATTTCAGACGATACAAGTTCTGCAACTGCTTATTACCCACTATATGCAAGAGTAACAAGCGGTACTGCTTCAACTGAATATACAAGTTCAACTAAATATCTTTATAAGCCATCAACAGGCGAATTAACTTCACCTATCACTATAGCTTCTAACGGATTACAACTAAATAGTTCTACTGTATCTACAAGCTACACAATAGCCACAGGAAACAATGCAATGAGTGTTGGTCCTATGACAATTGCAAGCGGTCAATCAGTTACAGTAAGTTCAGGTCAAAGGTGGGTGGTTCTATGAGTTCAGTAGTCATTTCAGGCGATACAAGCGGTACTATTACATTAGCCGCCCCAGCCGTAGCTGGTACAAATACTATTACGCTTCCTGCCGCTACTGGTACTGCTTTAGTTTCAGGTAATCAACCAGTATTTAGCGTTTATTCAAGTGCTAATCAAACAGGATTGACAATTAGCACACTTAATAAAATAGCTTTTGACACAAAACTTTACGATTCTGCTTCTTGTTTTAATACATCTAATTATCGTTTTACACCAACAGTAGCTGGGTATTACCAATTTAATATGTGTGTTTATATAACATCCGTAGCTTTAACAATAATAGAGCCATTTATTTATAAAAATGGAAGCATTTTTAGTTCTGGTCAATATTTATCTGCGTCAGGCGGAACTACGGCAATAGGAACTGCAAGCAATATTATTTATTGCAATGGCTCAACTGATTACATTGAATTTTATGCTTATGCACAAGGTACTGCAAGTTATACAATCAATGCTTCTTTAAATTACACTTTTGCTTCAGGTTGCCTTGTAAGGACTGCATAATGAATTTATACGAAAAAATTAAAGCAATTTACCCATCTTTAACAGATGACGATTTTTCCCCAAGAGGAACAATTCAACTTCAAAACGATTCAGACGGCAAAGGCGATTACATTGCTTCTTGGAATCACCCAACACTAGCTAAACCAACTGCGGAGCAATTAGCATGAGCATTACATATGGCGGCGATACTATAACTGATTCAAATGGTGGAGTATTGCGCCCTATTAGTTCTGTTATGCGTAATCGTATTATCAATGGTGCGATGGTTATTGACCAAAGAAATGCTGGTGCTAGTATTACCCCTACAAACGGACAATTTAGTTTAGATAGATGGGGATGTGGATTAACTCAAGCATCTAAATTTACAGCACAACAATCTTCAACAGCACCAGTAGGATTTTCTAACTCTTTATTAATTACTTCATCCTCTGCTTATTCAGTAGCTTCTGGAGATGCTTTTTATATTCAGCAATTTATTGAAGGATTTAATTGTGCAGATTTAGCTTGGGGAACTGCTAATGCCAAAACAGTTACTTTGTCATTTCAAGTTTATTCTTCATTGACTGGAACTTTTGGTGGTGCTTTGCAAAATGGGGCACAAAACAGAAGTTATCCATTTAGCTTTACAGTTTCTTCTGCAAACACTTGGACAACAGTTAGCATTACTATTGCTGGTGATACAAGCGGAACTTGGTTAACAACCAATAGTCGTGGTATTGGAGTTTTCTTTAATTTAGGTTCAGGCTCAACATACTTGGGAACTGCTAATACTTGGGCTGGTTCAGCTTATTTTGGTGCAACTGGAAATACATCCGTAGTAGGAACAAGCGGAGCAACCTTCTACATTACTGGTGTTCAACTAGAAGTAGGTAGTAGTGCTACTGGATTTGAATATCGTCAGTATGGTCAAGAGTTAGCATTGTGTCAGCGTTACTATTACAAAATAATTAATGGTTCGGGAAATTCTAGAGTTTTATCAGGCTATATCACAACTACAACTCAAGCACTTCATGTATTAAATATGCCTGTATCAATGAGAACTTCTCCAACGGCATTAGAAACAGATGGAACTGCATCTCATTATGCTATTTCTAATTTAAATACAGATACTACTTGTAGTGCAGTACCATCATTTAACGATGCAACGATAAATACAGTTTCAGTTGTTGGAACTGTTACTGCTGGTTTAGTTGCTGGCGGTGGATGCCAATTACGATATTTAAATTCGGCTGGTTATTTAGCTGTTTCTGCGGAGTTATGATGACATACAAACTATTAAGAACAAATCAAGATGGCATTAAAATTTATGCCAAAATTGACGATGATGGTTTATGCCGAGTTACTTGCAATGAATTTGATGAAGCCTACCTAAAATGGATTTCTGAAGGCAACACACCATTACCAGCGGAGAATGAATAATGTCAATGATTATTGATGGGACTAATGGTCTAACATTTAACAACGCCACTACACAAGCTAGTGCTGGTTTAGTTGCTGGTGGAACTATTGCTACAGGCACAGTAACAACGCTAACTACAACAACCCTATCAGACGGCACTAATAGCACTTCTTCTACTAACGCTATTAAAGGTTCTGCAAAGGCTTGGGCTAAATTTAATAATAGCGGTACTATTTCTGCTTCATACAATGTTTCAAGCATTACTGTAAATTCAACTGGGTATTACACAGTAAATTTAACTAACGCTTTGCCTAATGCAGATTATGCCGCTATTGCAACTGCTACAGCATCAACTGGTTCAAACGGAAATGTTACGGCAACAGTATTTACAGATAATAGTGGTAATGCAGTTACTCCAACTACAACAACTTACGCAATAAATACAGGTGTTTATGGTGTTGGGCAATTTGCTACTAGATTTGTATGTACCGCAGTATTTGATTAATAAAGGACAACCAAAATGACACAAGCAATTATTTTTACTAACTCCAATGGCGGTGTATCAGTTTGCACCCCTACTGGTGAATTGTCTATTGAAGAAGTGTTAGTTAAAGATTGTCCTGAAGGTGCAATGATTGTTGATACCAATTCTTTACCTACTGACAATCAGTATTTTAATGCTTGGGAATTAGTAGATGGTCAAGTAGTAGTTAATGAAACTAAAAAACAAGCCATTATTGATGCCATTCAAGCACCAATAACTGCAAAGGCTTCTGCACTAGCTAAACTAGCCGCATTAGGTTTAACCCAAGATGAAGTAAAGGCATTGATAGGATAATCATGGAATATAAATGGAAAATTTTAGAAGTATTTGCTAAAGATACTGTTATTACAGGTGTTAAATATCATTTAATAGGCACAGAAGGTGAATATTCTGTAGAAACAGAAGGAAATTTTTATTTTGAAGAGCCTACTGAAAAAGTGCCTTTTGCACAAATTACAGAAAGCACAATTATTGGTTGGTTAGAAAATGAAGCTATTTTTGATGGCAAAAACCATATCAAAATGGGTATCGAAAATCAAGTAGAAGCGTTAAAATTACATAAACCAGTTCCTATGCCTTGGAAACCACAAGTATTTAAGGTTCAACTATGACAACCCCCTACGATATTGTTTCTAGAGCATTAAAAGACATAGGCGCATTAGAGGCTGGGGAAAGCCCTAGCGCAGATGCAGCTCAAGATGCTTTTGATATGCTCAATGATCTAATAGATCAATGGTCAAACGAAGAAATGATGGTCTATTACAAGAACGAAATTGTATTTCCTATCGTTCCTGGTCAGACTCAATATACTATTGGCCCTGGTGGTCAAATAGGCGCAATTATCACAGGATCAATTTCAGGCACAACTTTAACTGTTACAGGCATTACTTCTGGCGCAATTAACGTAGGGCAAACCCTTAGTGGTACAGGAATTACATCAGGAACTAAAATTGTAGCCATGCTCACAGGCGCAGGAAACAACGTCAATGAAGCAGGCACATATCGTTTAAATATTAGTCAAACTGTAAGCTCTGAAACTATCAACCTTTACTATCAACGCCCATTAAGCATTGATTCAGCATTTGTACGCATTAATACTAATAGTAATGGTGTACCTATTGTAAATGGTGGCTTGGACTACCCAATCTCTATTCTTGCAGTAGAAGATTATCAAATGATTGGTTTAAAGACTTTAAATGGGCCTTGGCCTAAAGCTCTTTATTATCAGCCTAGCGAAACATTAGGAAACATCTATGTATGGCCTAATCCATCGCAAGGCGAAATGCACATTTTTACAGATAATTTGTTTCAAAGCTATACAAATCTAAATGATACGATTATTCTTCCACAGGGCTACACAATGGCTCTCAGATGGTGTCTAGCAGAGCGTTTGATGCCTATGTATGGAAAATCTAGTGCAACGCAAATAACGATGATTAACGCCTATGCTGCTCAAGCTAAAGCTACTGTTAAACGTATCAATATGAAACCTGTTCAATCTGCTCGATTTGCTGATGCTATGTTGGCAAGCAGACAAAAAGATGCAGGATGGATTTTGAGTGGGGGTTTCTTTAGATAGAGTATTTGTTCGATAGTGTGATATAATAAAGATTCTAACAAAGGATTCTTATCATGAAAACACTAGCAGAATTAAAAGCAGAAAAATTAAAAGTAAACAGAGCAATAAAAAGATTAAAAGATAACGAAGCATACGCAAGAAAAGTAAACAGAGAAATAGGTGCGCCAGGAAAACCAGCAAACACTCCTAAAGTGCTTTGGAGCAAAGTTGATAAACGTAGCAAAGATGAATGTTGGAATTGGAAAGGTTTTATAAATCATGATGGTTATGGAAGGACTTGGATTAATGACAAAGGCTACTATGCTCATAGAGTCATTTATTCGCTTGCTTATCCAAACACGATTAACCTTAGTGCGCCCAAATTTACAGATAATTCAGGATTTCTTTTACACACTTGCGACAATCCTTCTTGCTGTAATCCAAAACATTTATGGGTTGGCACTCATGCTGATAATATGGCTGATAAAGTTGCCAAAGGCAGACAAAAAAGATTTCCACAAGATTCTGGCCCACGTTGCAAACTTACAATGGATCAAGCTAGAGAAGCTAGATTACTTAGGAAAAATGGTATGACTGTTTTACAATTAATGGAAAAATTTGAATTAAGTCGTGCTAGTATGAAAACCTTGTTACGTGGTGATTCATACAAGGAAAGCGAATAATTATGGATTTTGGCTTTGTTGGCGCATCGTACACAGCTCCGTCTATTTATCAAGATGACCAAGAGTGCATCAATTGGCGGCCTGAAATTGACCCAACTAAAGGTCAAGGCGCAAGAGGTGTTGTCGCACTTTATCCCACGCCTGGTCTTACTAACGTAGTTACTTTGCAAAATGCCCAAGTAGTTCGTGGTATGAGAACAGTAAGCGGTGGTCAATATTGCGTTGCAGTATGTGGCCCATACGTTTACGTTTTAAATTCTACTTTTACCCCTACAATTATTGGGCAATTAAATAGCTCAACAGGTCAAGTAGGCATTAGTGATAACGGAACAAACGTATATATAGTTGATGGATCATATCGCTATACATGGCGTATTTCAGCACCTAGCGCAGCAGTATTTCAAGGCACAATCTCAGGAACGACTCTTACAATAACAAGAGTAATTAGCGGCACAATTGCTGTAAATCAATCATTGTTTGGTATTGGCGTTCCTAACGAAACAGTTATTGTTAGCGGTAGTGGAACAACTTGGACAATCAATAACACAGCTAGTATTGCAACTGCTATTCAAATGAACTCTGCTGCTGTAGCTGGTGTTATAACAGCTTCTATATCAGGGTCAACCCTTACTGTAACAGCCGTTACAAGTGGAACAATTTACCCAGGTCAAACAATTCAAGGAACAAGTGTAGCTTCTAATACTGTAGTTACAGCTTTAGGTTCTGGAACTGTATTAAGTCAGTCTATTGCTACAGGCGGCACAGGATACGCTATAAATGACACTATAACTGTCTTAGGTGGTGTTTATGGCTCAAGCCCAGCTACTTATACTGTATCGTCTATTTCAGCAGGCGTTGTTACTGGATTGACTCAAACATTTGCCGGTCAATATACTTCTATTCCTACAAACCCAGCTTCTACATCTTCAAATGGTGCAGGAACAGGGTTAACCCTTAATCTCACTTTTGGTACAGGATCAGGTTCAACAGGTAATTATGTAGTAAGTGGATCACAAACTGTTTCGTCTGAAACAATGTATTTGCTTAACTTTAGCGTATTACCTAGCTCTGATGGCGCATTTCAAGGTGCTTCAATTGTAGATATAGTAGATAATTACTTTGTTTATAACAGACCAAGCACCCAACAATGGGCAGCTTCTAATCTTTTAAGCCCTATTACTTATGGATTAAGCTATGCAAGCAAATTTACAGGGCCTGATAACCTTGTTTCTTTAGTCTGCGATCATGGACAAGTCTATTTATTAGGTGAACAAACTTCAGAAGTATGGGCAGATCAAGGTACATTCCCATTTGCTTTTCAAAGAATTCCTGGCTCATCAAGTCAACATGGTTTAGCCGCAGCCAATTCAATTGCTCGTTTAGGCAATTCTTTTGCTTATGTAGCTAAAAACAATCGTGGGCAAGCTGAAATAGTCATTATGAATGGATATTTTCCTCAAAGAATATCAACTCATGCTGTAGAAAACACTCTTGTTAATCAAAGCATTTCTGATGCTATTGCTTATACTTATCAATTAGAGGGCCATGAGTGCTATGTAGTGACGTTCCCTAGTCTTGATATTACTTGGGTGTATGACATTACGACTCAGTTATGGCATAAATGGCTATGGACAGATAGTCAAAATAATTATCATCGTCATCGCTCAAATTGCTCTGCTTTCTTTCAAAACGTAGTTTTAGTAGGTGATTGGCAAAATGGTCAAATCTATCAATTAGACCCTAACAATTACACAGATAATAGCGATTCAATACGCAGATTGCGTAGATGCCCACATTTAACTACAGACTTACAACGTCAATATTTTGACGAATTACAAATACAATTTCAGCCAGGCGTAGGTTTAGAAGGTATTACCGATCCACCTTTAAATGCTGAAACTATTGGTGCAAACCCTCAAGCTATGTTACGTTGGTCATCAGATGGTGGCTCAACATGGAGTAACGAGCATTGGTCAGGAATTGGTAAAGTCGGAAGATACAAAAATCGTATTATTTGGCGCAGATTAGGCTGGGCAAGAGATAGAATCTATGAAGTAGTGGTTACAGACCCTATAAACGCTGTAATCGTGTCTGCTAACCTTAAAGCAAGCGCAGGGGAAAATTAATGGCTAATGTCTTATGGGGTAACAGTCAATCAAATAGTTACCCGAATACACCTGTTTTAGACGAACAAACAAAAATGCCTACAAGGGCATGGCAACAGTATTTTTTGAATATATTGAACTTTACAAGCGCAACAAACGCAACAAAAGGGACAGGAACGCTTCCTAGCAATCCTGTAGGCTTTATTAACATTACAGTAGCTGGTAAACCTTATAAAGTGCCTTATTACAATGTCTGACATTATTGAAAAAATGGGTATTCCTACCCAAGAACAAATATTAAAATTACAAGCAGAAATGACTTGTATGCCACAAGTTGAACTTAAAACAGAACATTACTTCTCTGAAGGTATGTATTGTAGAAAGCTAACTAGACCAGCCGGTACGTTAATTGTTGGTAAAGTTCACCTAAAAGATCATTTTTTTATGTGCGCTATGGGAGAAATAATAGCTTGGACTGAAAATGGGATGAAAAAACTGCTTCCAGGCGATATAATCGAGTCTAAACCTGGAACAAAACGAGTGACTTTTGCTTTGTCTGATGCTATAGGAATTACTGTAC